CTTTTCTAACAGAGTAAACCTCACTCAAAACGCATGCGGTTTCTAAATGAGGGAAGCTATAATATCTGCATCCGTCATCACAAATTTTTGGCTGCTTCCCTTCTAGTATATCTAATTTTGTGCAAATTGGATGAGCCATGTATTACTCCTTAATCTCTATAATTCTCTATTAGTCATATAATTTTATATTCAATCTCTGGATATAGAGCCTTGAATAATTTGTATTTTAGTTTGAAGTCCGCTGTTTGCCTGCCTTTAGTTTCTTGTATTTCTTTTCGACCGTCGTTATGCATAACTTCAAAGTCAACTATATGACTGCAAATTAAAAAGCCATTAACTCTTATTTCGTATGACACCTGAGTTTTATAATCTTTGATTGCTTTCCCACGTTTCATTAGCTCAAGTGAATTGCAATGATCTGCTTCTTTTTTGCTTTGATGATTATGGTTTTGATGGCATTTAGTCCATTTATTTCTATATTTATTTAACATCATTTAATTTTCCTGTATTTTTTCCGATCTTCAACTCTTTTGCGTTCTGTATATGCCCAATACTCAATTACGCCGGCGTTGAAACTCAACCAATCCCACTTTTTATGCTTTAGTTCTTCAAACCGCATAAGTGAATAATCCTGAGCTTCTTTTAATCTCTCACAAATTAAGTTTTTTCTACTCATTTATTATCCTTGTAATTACCTCACTTGTTAATCGTTCATTACCACGCTCTTGTACGAGATTGACTAAGCGTTTTATTTTTTCTGTTTTTATGCCTAAGTCAAAATAACTATTATGCTGGCTGCAAGATACTGTAATGTTAAAATTATGCTGTATTATTTCCCACCCATAAACTTTCTTATTGCTTGTATCTTGTTTTATTCTATGTCCCATTGTATTTACATGCATTGTACAGTTAGGATATTGACAGACAAAATTATCTATATTCATTCTTATTTCATATTGTTTTGATTTATATTGTTTTCTTTCTTTTTCAGTCATTTTTATACATCCCTTCCAGTATAATGTTTGATAGTTTGTTTATTGCGCATTCCATGTAATCAGGTCGATCTATATCGGCTTTTATTACTTTTAGCGTTCTTTCATGCAAACCTGTTTTAACCCTGTTGAATGTTACTCTTTTTGAATAGTCTTTTTTCTTACTCATTATTTAACCCTGTTTGTTATGACTGTATTTATACATTGTTTTTATTCTCATATCCATCACAACATAATGGATAAGATGTACCTTTTATTTTAGATAACGAACATTTAAAATATCCGTAATAATGAATACACGTATAACAAATAGGCGATCCATTAGTTGTAGCAACAAAAATATTATCGTTTATTCTTTTTATCTTATCACCTCAATAAAAAAGGCTATTAGCTCCCCTCAGATTCGAACTGAGACTCAAAAGTTCCTAAGACTTTCGGCTTTGCCAGTTATCCCAGAGAGCCATTAGACGAGGTGAGAGTCGAACTCACACTAGATAGGGCTTAAACCTATTGCCTCTGCAGATAGGGCTTAAACCTATTGCCTCTGCCAATTGCGCTACTCGTCCATTAAAAAAGCTACCATTAAACACTCGGGCGGTTGACATACCCATTTTATGTGCTTAATAATAGCTTTAGTTGTCAACCATTACAATCATATCATTTAGGAGGTCTAAAGTCAATCCCTTTGGCTTCAAAGTCCATCAGTATATTGCTATATAGCCTTATGTCTTCTTCATAGATCATTATATTAAATAAATTATCATCTTTATTATACCCTTGATATAATATCATGTACAATTTATTACACATGCCTTTTGTATAATACGATCTAAGTTTTCCATATTCAGAAATTAGTAGTCTATATGTTTCAATAAGTTTTTCGTTTATATATTTTTCATCTGACATACTCGCCCCCATACAATTTATTTATTTTACCCTGAGCTTCTTTTATCTCGTTTATTTCGACAATTACCTTGTATTTAATTTCGACTATATTGCCTTTTTTGAATAGTTTACGATATCTTGTCATATCTCGTTTTGTCATTTTCCATCATCCATAAATTTATTTTGTTTGTCGATGTGTAAGTCTTCTAGATACTCACAATAGCCTATAGTAGGCTTATGGTTTCTTTCTACTATGTCAAAATAAAGTGGCTGTTTGCCTGTTAGCTCTTTGTATTGTTTTCTTAGTTCTATTCTAGTCATAATATAACTCCTTTATTCATCTTTCCAACATACACAAGGCTTATGCCCACCACAATACGGACAATAATCTTGCATAATCTCAAGTCGCTCCTCTTCAGTTAAACTGTCAATCATCTCTTTAATTTTTTCTATTCTAGTCATTGGTTACCTCTGTTAATTCATCAAACATTGTCATGTCATCTTCTTCTTTTTTCTTATAAAAATCTTTTGCACCCTCTAGGTTTTTTACGGATTGCTTATAGTATGATTCTTTTAACTCAATTCCTATCCCTTTTCTATCATTAGCAACTGCACCAAAAACCTCACTCCCGACACCCATAAAAGGAGTCAATATAGTTTCACCCTCATTTGATCTTAATTGTATAATTCTGTTTATCACGTCTAATTGTAACGGGTGTACGTGTTTTTCATCGTCTTCATCTCTACCCCCAACAAAATCTAAAACCTCGTCAAGCCTTATATCATACCAAACTGAACTTGCATAATTACGCCATATCCAATGTGAATATCTATTCTCTGTTTGTTTGCCTTTATAATTTAAATATTTATGTATATCATAAGGCATTTTTTCATCGCCTGCATAATGAGTTAATCCGAACGGGTGTGCAATCGGAGTTTCATTTATACCTTTTTTCCTAAAAATTAATAGATAATCAGCTCCAGCAACTCCACAATAAATAGAATCATCAACTACTGTCTTATGTGCTAAATTTTTCTGCATAGTCCTATTCCTTACAGTTAAAGGCTCTTTCCAAATTGCATGTCGAGATATATAATCAAATCCTATTTTTTGGTGAAGCCTTATAATATCTCCGGGGAAGTCTTGCAAACCATCTTTGCCAGTATTACTTGTAGGGGTGTCCATACAATGGACCGCCGTGCATCTTCCTTTTTTTGTTATTCGTTCTATTTCTTTTACTACGAACTCATAATGAATAAAAAAATCTTCGTAACTATCACAATTTGATAAATCTCTATCAGAGCTTGAATATTGATATAGTCCACAGAATGGGGGGCTATATATAGATAAATGTATTGATTCTTCTGGCATCTTTGCCATTACTTCTAAGCAATCGCCATTATAAATAGCGTAATCACTCGTAATTTTTTGTTCTTTTATAGCCATGATGGTAAGCTCTCCTCTAAGTTATATTTTTTATATCTATCAATATTGATAGAGTTATTCATTTCCTTAACTAAATGTTCAAACATTTTCTCAGCTTGTTTTTGTTTTCTCTCTAAATTATATATAACATTTTCGAATCCTTCGGAATAAATTACATCGACGTTAACCTCTCTTTTCTGACCAAATCTCCAGCATCTTCTAATAGCTTGATAAAATTGCTCGTAAGAGTGCGTAGGAAAAAATATTACATGATTGCAATGTTGCCAATTTAAACCAAACGATCCTATTTTTGGTTTAATAATCATAACTCTTATTTTGCCATTAGAGAAATTTATTAGTTTTTCTTCTTTTGACTCGTCGCTGTCTCTACCACTAATTTGAACCGCATCGGGGATAAGCCTATCTAATAAATCTCCCTCATCATTTAAGTTACACCATATCACAGCATATCCATTTGTGTTGTTAACTTTATTCGCAGCTTCTTCGCATCGATCTGTTATAGTTTGCCTTATCTCTTGCCGTTCTTCTTGTAATCCAATTGCCATATATGAAAATTCTGGAAAATAACCATCAGGGGTATATACCGATAATTTTAATAAATGGTTTTTTATGTTTAGTTTAGGCAATATAAATTTATTATCATCATATCCTAAATCGGAGGGTTTTCTTATAGCTCTTGACCAGCTTGTTACCCATCTCCAAAAATGATCGTGGGCATGTCCTTTTAATCTCCATTTTACTTGATTCCTTGAATTACTTTTTGTCGAACTATTGTTAGCTTCATTCTTAAAAAACTTACTTAACATATCCATATATCCAAGATATCCAAGCGCTTCGCTGGACGTGCCAAGTTCAATATAATCATTCGGGGCTGCCGTTGCGGTTGCTAACAATCTATATTTTATTTTTCTCATAAATATATTTATCTCTTGTTTATAAGCACCATCAAAGTTTTTTAAGATCGAACTTTCATCACAAACAACACCACTAAAATCATTTGCATCAAAATTATGTAAACTCTCGTAGTTAGTAATAATTAATTTTTTACTGAACTTCCCATTTTTTGAACGTTCAACATCTGGAATGTTAAACTTTTCAGCCTCTTGTAACATTTGCATTGAAACCGCTAAAGGAGTTAATAATAATACAGGATTGTTTGTGTGTTCAATAACATTTTGACACCATACTAACTCTTGAAAACTTTTTCCAAGTCCACAATCTTCAAATAATGCTGATCGGCCTTTTAACAATGACCATTCGACCAGTTCTTTCTGAAAGTCAAAAAGATTATCCGGCATAAACAAATATTTAAAACCATGATTTTCAGATATATTTCTTTTTTTTTCTAAAAACTCTTTATATTCCATACGCGTACTATCTCACTTAATCTTTGTCTACATCTATTCCGCTTATTTCAAAAAACATTTTTTTGTCAAATTCTGGCAAGGATTGAATATAATCTATTGCTTCTCTCGGCATACCAGACCAGTCAAGGTCCTCATATCCGAAAATTTTATCACTCGGAATTTCTGAATTGTTACTAATCTCTTCTTTTAGCAGGTGATAGTTGTTGGCTTTTGGCAACCACCCGCAGAGGGAGATGTATAATTTTTCTTTTATTTTTTCAAACCTTTCTTTTGTTATTTTTTTATTAAATATCTTATATGTTTCTTTTTTATTTAAATTAAATAACTCATTTGCAATGCCATTACATTTTTTGATCCCAAAAGAATTATGAATGCCGTTCGAGCAGTTGTTGCCGTTCGAGTAGTTGTTGCCGTTCGAGAAGTTGTTGCCGTTCGAGTAGTTGTTGCCGTCCGAGTAGTTGTTGCCGTTCGAGCAGTTGTTGCCGTCCGAGTAGTTGTTGCCGTTCGAGCGGTTGTTGCCGTTCGAGCAGTTGTTGCCGTCCGAGTAGTTGTTGCCGT